AAAACGGATAAAGGGGTTCAAACAAAAGAAAAAACCTCCAGAGCCCCTAGACGATGGTTCCCAGGCTTAGACTTAGGTGGTGGTGATTTCAAAACACCAGGTCCAAAAGATTATGAATTTAAACTAAAACCAGAACTTGATAGGGCTCCGACTGTCACATCTCAGCAAGATCCTTTAACTAGATCACCAGTTGAAATGAAGAAATATGTGAAGTCTTTTATGCGTGAAGAAGATGTAGATACCGCAGTTACACCTAAGGCCAGGTATAGTTTTTCATCATATGCACATCTAAAAGACACTAATAAAGGCAGGTCTAGAAATATAGTATCACAAGGGGATCCTTTATCTGTAAGCCCTATTCAGGCAAAACAGTATTATAGAACACAAACCAATGAAAGTATCATAGACCAGATAAAAGAACTAGCAACAAAAACTGACCTTACTAATAATATGCTTATTGTTAATGAGGAACAAATTGATATAAATAGTAATATTGCAGAAAAAGTAATACAGGTCTATGAAGCACTTAATGATGATAACAAGGCCAAGTTCGCTAAAATGCTTGGTGAAAGCAAACAATCATTTCAAAAAGCGGTCAATTTCGCACTGAGGTATAAAAATGGCTAACGTAATACGAAATCAAAGAATTGTTGATAATAATAAGAGAAACCTCACAAAGGTTGTTATCTATTCCGATGGTTCAGAAGAGGCTAATACCAGAATTATCGATGCATCAAATCTACAATTTTCTCTTAATGCGAACGGTTATATTATGTCTGGTAATACCCATACAAAATCAAATTATAGAACCACTGTAAAGCGTATTACAGGAACATCATCTGGTACAGATAGTCATATTCGTCTTCAATGGGAAGGCGATGCTAACAGTGAGATCATCACATTTGGTCAAGGCAACTTTGACTTTGATTTCCAAAGCATGGGTGATGGCGCAGTCATTTCGAATCCAGAAGCCAATGCCACAGGAGATGTTCTTATTTCAACATCAGGGCTAGATGCTGGTGATACAATCACACTGTTCATTGATCTACGCAAAGATAGCCGCGATTATGATGCAGGCCAGACAGCCGATCCAACAGCGTTCAACAGAGGTCCAGCAGCAGGTCCATAATGACAAAAATTGTAGAAACGATTGCTAATAAAGACTTCACATCGGCAAAGAACCTGGTTAATGAAAAACTCCAGTCTATTGCTGAAAGAAAAATGATGGAAGTCAAGAAGATGATCGCAGCCAAGAAGGTTGTAGAACAAGAGCAAGATTTCATCGTCAAGCACCAGACAGATGATCGCCGTGAAAGACTCAAGAGAGAAATTACGGAAGAAGTTGAACAAATTGACGAGGCTCGTTTCAAGGTTGTCAAGGCGCGTATTCGTGGCGGTAAAGTACAACGCCGCAAGAAAGTAGCAACACAGCCTGGCATGACATTTCGTGGTGGCAAACTTATTCGTATGTCACCTGCTGAACGCCGCAAGAGAAAATTAGGGGCTCGCAAAGGTAAAATGAAGCGCCGTGGTAAAATGGCCATGATCAAGCGTAAGCGCCAAATGTCAATTCGTAAAAGAGAAAGATTGGGGCTATAACAAATGAAACTAATTAAAGAAGAAGTCCTTAATGTAGAATACCTCGTTGAGGAAAACAAAAAGACCGGCAAGAAAGAGCATTTCATTCAAGGTATCTTTATGCAGGCCGAGCAGAAGAATCGAAATGGTCGTGTTTATCCACAACATGTTCTTTCAAAAGAAGTAGACCGTTATAACCGTGATTATGTACAGAAGAACCGTGCGTTTGGTGAACTGGGGCATCCAGATTCACCAACAATAAACCTTGATCGTGTATCACACATGATCACCAAGCTTTATCCAGATGGTAATAACTTTATTGGTAAAGCTAAAATATTAGACACTCCTAATGGTAAAATTGTAAAAAGCCTATTAGATGGAGGTGCAAGTCTGGGCGTATCAACTAGAGGCGTAGGGTCTCTAAGACCACACAATGGTCACCAACTCGTCCAAGACGATTTTCATTTGGCCACAGCGGCCGATATTGTTGCGGATCCTTCTGCCCCTGATGCTTTTGTTCAGGGTATTATGGAAGGAGCCGAATGGGTTCTAACCGGGTCAGGTTGGAGACAAGTTGATTACGACAGAGCTAAGAAAATGATTACCGAAGCGTCTAAATCGGAAATCGAAGCTGTGGCTCTAAAGGTGTTCCAAAACTTCATCTCAAAACTCTAGGTATTATAAATAATATAGAATAAAGGAGAAATCTAATATGGCTAAGTCACTTACAGAAACCGCAAAGGCTATTCTAATGAAGGAGGGCGCAATCCCTTCAGTATCCATGTCTGACAGCAATCCAGACCGTGATACAAAGGCTTCCAATCCTAATCGTGCAACTCTTAAGCCTATGTCTAAGGGTGCAGAAGGAAGCCCTTCAGCAATCCTGGTGCAATGGCTCCATCAGCTCCCGATAATCAGGTACAGGACCTTGGTCCAGCCCTTGTTAAGCAGGGAGATGTTCCTCCTTCTGCTAAGGCCGCTGGCGGTACTGCTAAGGACACAAGCCGTTCTTCACAGGCCGGTTCTGGTCATTCTGATGGCGAGAAGTTCGGCGTCGATTCTGAAAAGAAGCAGGATCGCAAGAGCAAAGAAATCATGGAAGAAGATTTCGAAATCTCAGAAGAGCTAGAGTCCTTCATCAAGGAGATGATGGAAAAGGGCCTCTCAGAAGAAGAGATTGCTCAGGCCATTGAAGAGAATTTTGAACTCGTCGAAGCTAAGCATGAAGATAAAGAAGATGAGAAGGACGAAGACGAGAAAGAAGACGAGAAGGAAGAAGACAAGGACGAGAAGAAGTCCAAGAAGGATGATGAAGACAAGATGGATATGAAAGAGCATATCGAGGCTCTATTCCAAGGTGAAGAACTTTCAGAAGAGTTCAAGCAGAAGGCCGAGACAATCTTCGAAGCTGCTGTTAAGCAGAAGGTCGAGCAGGAAGTTGCTCGTATTCAGGAAGCCTATGCTGAGACTCTTGATGAGCAGGTTCAAGAAATCACCGAGAATCTTTCATCCAACGTCGATGACTATCTCAACTATGTTGTTGAGCAATGGGTCAACGAGAACGAGGTTGCTATTGAAGCAGGCCTCCGTACCGAACTAACCGAAGACTTCATTACTGGTCTTCGCCAGCTATTTGCTGAGAACTATATCGACATTCCAGAAGATAAGGTCTCAGTTGTTGAGGAACTTGGAACTAAGGTCGAAGAGCTTGAGAAGAAGCTCAACGAAGAGATTGATCGCAATGTCAAGCTCAACAAGTCACTCAATGAGTCTAAGCGTTTTGAGATTCTAGTCGATGCCTGTGATGGTCTCACAACCACACAGACAGAAAAGCTAAAGTCTCTTGCTGAAGGTGTAGAGTTCACCACAGCAAATGAGTTCACTACAAAAGTTAAGACACTAAGAGAAAATTATTTCCCAGCTACAGTCAATGCCGATAAGGTTCTTGATAAGGCTGAGGCAGAAGTAGCACAATCAGGCAAGGTTCTCAACGAAGAGATTTCAGGCCCAATGGCTGCTTATGTAAGAACTCTTGGTAAGAAGCTTCCCAATTAATAGTAAGTTATAAAGGAGAAATGTAAAATGTATCTTACTGAACAACTAGAACAGAAGTGGGCACCCGTCCTTGATTTTGACGGACTCCCATCAATTAAGGATCCCTATCGTCGCGCTGTTACCGCCCTCGTTCTTGAGAACCAGGAAAAGGCAATGGCAGAAGAAGGCCGCCTTCTAAACGAGTCAGCACCTGTCAACGCAACTAATGCTGGTGCTTCTCCAATGGCAAACTACGACCCAATCCTCATTTCGCTAGTTCGCCGCGCACTACCAAACCTCATTGCTTATGATATCTGCGGCGTTCAGCCAATGACTGGCCCAACCGGCCTTATCTTCGCAATGAAGTCACGCTACAAGCTACAGAACGGCACAGAAGCCCTCTTCAACGAAGCCAACACAGCTTTCTCTGGTCAGAACGCTGCTGCTGGTCTTTCTGGGCCAACATCTGGCAATACCTCAAACACCAACCCAGTATATGACACTTCAACAAGTGCTACATACGGTGTCAATAAGGGTATGACAACTGCACAGGCCGAAGCACTCGGTGATTCTGCCGATAACGGCTTTGCAGAAATGGCATTCAGCATTGATAAGGTTACTGTTACTGCTCGTAGCCGTGCCCTCAAGGCTGAGTACACCATGGAACTCGCTCAGGACCTCAAGGCTGTTCATGGTCTTGATGCTGAGACTGAGCTTGCTAACATCCTCAGCACCGAAATCCTTGCTGAAATCAACCGCGAAGTTGTCCGTACAATCTATCGCACAGCAACAGTCGGCGCTCAGTATGGTGTTACAACTGCTGGTACATTCGACCTCGACACCGACTCAAATGGCCGTTGGTCAGTTGAGAAGTTCAAGGGCCTAATCTTCCAGATCGAGCGCGATGCTAACGCTATTGCCAAGGCAACCCGTCGCGGCAAGGGCAATATGGTCATCGTATCTTCAGACGTTGCTTCAGCAATGGCAATGGCTGGCGTTCTTGACTATACCCCCGCTCTACAGGCCAACCTCACTGTTGACGACACTGGCAATACCTTCGCTGGTATGCTCCATGGTCGCATCCGTGTTTACATCGATCCATATTTCGGTGGTTCTTCAAATGGTGACGAACTCGTTACCGTTGGTTATAAGGGTACTTCACCTTATGACGCTGGTCTATTCTATTGCCCATACGTTCCTC